GTCCAACCCGGCGAGATCCTCGGTCTGCTCGGTTGATACGATTGATCTTCTTGTGAACTTGGACGCTGGGACTCTGTATGCGAGTTCGGTCTTTGGGCGGTCCATACCGTCCTGGATCGGTTTGAAAAAGAATGGATAATTAACGGATATTGGTACAACCTTATCGGTGAACATCTTCTTAGCATCGGAGCCAGATTTGGACAATATCCCAAAACGTGAGTCGCTTGATATGGTCGCCATATCCACTGTGACTCCGGATGCCATAAACGAAAAGCCTGAACGTCTATTCTTGAGATAGCACATACCGTAACACCTTGCGTCAGCGTGTACTGCGGTCCAGAATATGAAAAAGAGACGGTTTGCCTCTCGAAAGTCTGGCTGCCCAACGTCAATTTTACTCCACTGCAAGTACATATAATGATTGCCAGTAATGTAAGTAGGCTTATCTTTGTTAATATACCAGAAACCTTCTTCACGCCTTCTAAATTCTTCATTAATATATTCATACCATTGCTCTTTAAAATCTTCTGGATATTCTCTCCAGTCGAATACTGTTTTTATTTTTTTTAAAACTTTAGGATATTTAAAAACTGTCCATTTATTTTCTTTAAACTTATGAACGTTCTCTTCTAAAGGCAATGCTATTTTAAGTCCTTGAATGTCATATATTTCACCTATTTTACCAGTCTTTGAAATAACAATAACATCATGTTCTGCGTTATAACCATACTCCCATTTTTTATACCTATTTAATTGTTTTATTATTTTAGGTTTTATATGATCGTCTAGTATTTTATATAAAGTTTGCTCGTACATTACTTAGATCTTCCTTCAGCAAAACCTTTAAACTGTTTAGGTTTCTTAGTTTCGTTTTCTATTTTACCTTCAATTATATCTTCTTCTTCTTGTATTCTATTTAAAATTTCAAAAGCATCAAATATAGCAAGCTTTTTTGTAGCTGCAGCATTTTTAAGTCTATCAGCAGATATATCATCGTCAGAGTCAACGATAGGTTCTTTAGCTACTTTTATTAATTCTTCAACCGCTACTTGTCCAGCTTGGATTATACTCCTCTTGGTTTTCTTTATTTCCATATTTAATTACAATATCATTTGATTTCATACAATAAAGACGTTGATCGTCTATAATAAATTCCCACTCAGCACCAGGTATAAAACCTATAGTATCCCCTTTGTTAATATTAGATGCTTCTAATGCACTATTGCCAATTTTAACTATTCCAATACTAGGTTGTTCTTTTCTGTTTCTTAAAGAATCAGAATTTTTTAAAGGTACAATAAAACATCTATCTCCAAAAGATTTCCAAGTAGTATTGTTTTTATATAAATAAATCTGATCAACAGAAGCAAAATATAAGTTATCTTTAAAATAAGACCTGCTATTGCTTTGCTCGCCTTTCATATTATAAAATCTTCTAAAAATATTTTGATGAACAACAACTGTATCACCTATTTTTATAGAAGTATGCAAAGCTATTGGCACTGCAATTACTTTTGCCAGTCTATTAACAAATTTCCAAGATTCAACTTTAGTATTAAGTATTAAATCTTTACCACCTACTGTTTTTATATTATCATACCTATCACCTATAGGTTCTACAATAAAGTCATATATACTATTCATTAGTATTCTAAATCATACTCTATAGATATCGCCATGTTTGAATTAAATTTTTTCCATGGCAAAACCTCATTATTCTTTTTTATATGTATATTATAAGAATTATCTTTCTCATCTTTAAGTATGTGAGATATTTCATGACCACCGTAAACTTGTTGACCTACAGAATAATGCATTGCTTCGTTTTTATAATCAGAACCTATGCTTATTTTTCTAATTACATTATTCATCTTCTTTGGTTTCAGTATAACTACCGTCTTCTAAATTTATATTTATAGAACCGTACTTAGTTTCTAATTCTTTTTTAACAGCATCTTGATCTTGATTAACCCCTGCTATTTCGTGAAGTATAGCATGTTTTTGAGTTTCTGCTAACCCTATTTGTTGTGTTAATTCAAAAAGTTTAGACTGGAAGTCTCTTACTTTTTTTAATTCTTCTTTAGTAATTTCTTTTACTTTTTCCATTTTATTTAATTTAATTTGTCATTATCCAATGTCTTCTATATGTAGAAGTGCTATTAGTGCTTCCTTCAAATTTCACTGATAAAGTGTTTTGGTCTACATGTTTATAGGTTAAAAACACTTCCCATTTATTTTTAGAGTTGTAAATTCTTGTTTTAACGTAGTCTTTTTTTTGTTCAACAACAGTCTCGGTTACAGTGTTGTTATCTGTAAAAGAGAAATTAACAAACTTAAACTCTTTGCCGTTATGCAGTATAACTACATAATAACTTGTTGTGTCACTTGACCAAACTCCTTTTAATTTTTTGCTCAAGTCTTGACTTTGGATGCTAATACTAAACAGTATTAACGCACTTAATAATAGATTTTTCATTTAATTGGATTTAATTAATATAATACTCTTAGTTATTATCACTCATTTTTTTGAATTTTTCCACCCCTCGCGAACCAAAATAAGCTACATAAACTGTTATGAGTAAAGATTTTAATAAATCTACCCAACTTTCATCAACTCCAAATCCTATATTTCCACTATCTAAAAGTATTAAAACAATTAAAGACACAGTTAAAAATATAAGAGTCATTGGACGCGTGTTTTTGGAAAGCCATGAATCGCTCTTCATATCGCTTGCCCAACGTTTACTTATTTCTTTCATTTCAACTATATCTTGTTGTAATAATAATAAAGCTTTTTCTTTATCTTCTGGCGGTAAAGCCGGATCTTTGTCTATAAGGTTTTTAACTAATCCAAAAACGCCGTTATCTGGCAATACATCGCCTACAGTGTTTAATATACCTGGAGCTGCATTAGATAAAAATCTACCAACCTTAGTGTCTATAAATTTCTTTTTCAAATTAATTATATTATCTATTTAAATAATCACAATTACCACATTTTTTACCTGCCTTGGTCAAGTTCTTTACCCATGCACGAAATTTAGGAGTAGTTTGTGGAAGACGTAAATCCCAATCCATCTTCATGCCTCCTCCTTTAATTTTTCCTCCACTTAAATTAAATAGATCAGAAGCACTTTCAGGTATTGGTTCCGGCACTACAGGTTCAAATCTTTCATCGTAGTTTACCGTAGAGTAAGTGTCTGTGTTTGTGATATCTTCCTCAACTACCTCTGGTGGTGTAGTTATCACATCATTACTTGGAGGTTTTTGCTCACATATAATTCTGTTTGCTCCTTCGCCTACAATAGCGCCTGTTTGAAATACTCCATTTTTATAACAATCGGACCAAGCTGGAGGTGTAGGATTAGTAGTATTCCCTGGTATTTCTTCTACATTCTCTCTTGTCTCCGTTCCAGTGAATGTGGTTGTTCTAGGAGTCCTAAAACTCGTACCTTTTATTGATCCGTCTTCGTTGTAAATTGTTTCTTCTATCGTCTCACCAACTTCCTCAACGCCTTCGTCATACACGTAATTCTCTTTTGGTTGTCCTGTTCTTGGATCAATTTCTTGTTCTTGATGTAAAGGACTATTGTTGTTTACTGGGCTATTTCCTTGCTTTGCTTTTATCCTTGCTATAATTTCAGCTTTTCTCTTTTGAAGATCCAATTTTTCCTGCTCTCTTCTAGCAAAAATTGCGTTCTTTTTTTCTTGTAATTCTTGTTCAGTTAAATTAGGTCGGTTATTTCTTTCTGCACGTATGTTAAACTCCTCTTCAGTTCCTTCTTCATATTGATTTCTAAAATCATCGTTAACTCTAATTCTATTCGTCTGATCATAACCTTCACTCATAGCCTGGTTAGGATTTCCAGCTACAATTTGACCGTCTACAATACTAACTAAACCTCCACCTTGCACCATCATATCGTATATTTGATCTTCAGTATATTGAGTTTCAGGAATCGTATAACCACCATCTTCATTAGCAAGTGCTTTTCTTGTGTTAAACATGCTACCTTTATCAATGCCCTTATATTTAGGTTTTAGTTTTAAGTTACCATTTTTAAGTGATAGCTTTCGGTTTCTTTTATACAAATCATCAGCTAAAAATTGACCTTCAGCTAATTGCCCGCTATTATACGCGCCAGATATTTGTCTAGCATATTCTCTTGCGTAATCTTCTTCGCTTCTTCTTTTACCAGTTATATCATCTTTAACTCTACCTGATTGAGTTCCAAATTTATTACTACCTGATATAACTTTTTGATCAGAAGAATATATGTTACCTTGATTTTTTGGATCATGAAAATGAGTAAAATTTGTTCCAGTTCTTTTGTCTCTTAAATTGTGATTTAAAGGACTTTTACTTTGAAAAGGATTTTTATTTTGATTATATGCCATGTTTAGTATTTTTTAAATGGATCTGTTTTAGAATATGCTTCTGCTTCCCAAGGTAAGTTTTCTGCACCTTCTTGCATTTCAGCTC